TAAGCATGGCCTAGGTGCGCTCCCGTATCTAGGCCAGTCGAACACGAAAGGACAGAGATGCCTAGCATTATCACAGCTTCACAGCTTCGCACAGTGTTGGGCGTCTCTGTCGCTTTATATTCTGACGCCTATCTTGACTCAATAATCAACTCGGCTGAGCAAGTGATTTTGCCTTTGCTGACTGCAAATCAAAACGCAATTGCAGCTGTGTACTTGCAAAACAATGTCGCTTATTACATAACTCAAAAGCCAAATACATTCGTGGCTGACCAAAGTGTTGTGATTAGCGGTTGCGTACCAAATGCATTTAACGGCACAAAAACAGTTACATCAAATTATTATGATCCATTTCCGTATTTGCCTTTTGCTTATCCAGCACCTTATTTTTACTTCACGGCAGCCGTTACAAACGCCGACATCACTTTCCGTCCAGTTATTCCAGCTGGTGTCGCGTATCTATCCGGGGCAAATGCGGCCACGCTTTACGCAACCACCGACGCAGTTGAACAAGCGGTCACAATCGTCAGTGTTGAGATATTCCAAAGCGTGGTCGCTCCCGGTGGACAAATTGAGGGCGTGGATTTTACGCCGTCGCCTTTTAGAATGGGTCGCAGCTTACAAAACCGAGTCATTGGCCTTTTGGGCAATTACATTGACGTTTCAACAATGGCCATGTAAATGCCTACGCCAACAACAATCGCGACCAATGTACGCGGCACACTTGCAACAGCTTTGGCTGGCGTAGCAGCTTCCGTCTATTCATCACCGCCTGAGGCCGTCATTCCACCAGCATGTGTGATTGTTCCGGACGCGCCGTATCTCGAAACGACGACTATTGGCAAAAGCCAAATCCGCGTCAAAATAAACTTTGTTGTCACTGCCGCTGTTGCCTATAACAACACAGCCGGCGCGCTCGATAATCTTGAGCAATTGATTATTGCGATTATGGGCGCAATGCCTGCCGGTTACACAGTCGGAGACGTACAACGTCCAACAGTGCAATCTGTAGGAGCTTCAAACCTATTAGTGGCGGATCTCGCGGTCAGCACTTACTACACACAACAGACAATCTAAGGAGAAAACCAAATGCCAACAACAATAGTCACTGGTCGCGACATAACCTTGACACTTGCGACAGTCAACTATGACGCGCAAGCCACGTCAGTCACACTGGTCAACGCGCCTGTTATCACTACTTATCAAACATTGGACGGCAAGGCTTACAAGCACATTGACGATCAATGGACACTTAATCTTGAACTTCTCGCTGACTGGGGCGCTACAGGATCACTATTTGAAGCAATGTGGACAGCGTTCACAACCGCGCCAAATACAGCTCTGGCGTTTACGTTAGTGTCTGCAACAGGTGCAAGTTTTGCCGGCACAGCCTTTCCAGTAGCACCTACAGCTGGCGGCGCTGCACCAGACGCACAAACCGATTCATGGGCAATGCTTTGCGCCTCAACACCAGTCCTAACAATTACCTGATCCAAACACTAGAAACGGGAGCACAAAAAAATGAAACTACCAATCACAATCGAGTACGTCTCAGGCGAGTTCGGTACATATACCGCACAACCGCCAGAGTGGGCGAAGTGGGAGAACAAAACAGGCTCGACTATTTCACAAGCTCAAGACAAGATTGGAATTGCCGATCTTCTCTTTCTTGCGTGGAATGCAATGAAGCGCGAAGCTGGTGGCAAGCCAATCAAGGGATTTGAAGTCTGGTGCGAAACAGTCGCGGACGTGACAGTCGGTGAAGTTCTCCCAAAAGCTACGCCGCCGGAAGCGTAAATCGGATTCTGGTTGATTTAGCCTTAGCGACCGGAATACCTATGAGCGAATGGCAGACGGCGGAGCAAATATATACGGCGCTTGAGATATTGGAGAAGCAAAATGGCGGACAGCGTTGAGATTGCTTATGACAAGGCTGACCTACGCCGCGTTCTAGGTGCTTTTAAAGCAATGGACGCCGAGGCTACAGTCCAAGCAAAAGCGGCTTCTGGCGCTCTAGCGGAGTTTGCTCAAGACAAAATCATTGGCACTGCGACAGGTCGAGGCCGCGCAGCTGAAAAGATTGCTCGCGGATCAAGAGTTTCAAAGTCATCAAAGATTGGCGAGTTGTCTTTTGGCTTTGCTGGACAAAAGTTTTCTGGTGGCGGCACAACTCAACAGCTTTGGGGCGGCAACGAATTTGGATCTAACAAGTACAAGCAATTTCCAATCTGGTCAGGTTCAAGTCCAAAAGGTCGAGGATCTAACGGCTGGTTTATTTATCCAACATTGCGCGCCATTCAGCCTGAAATCATTGCCAAGTGGGAAAATGCCTTTGACAAGATTCTCAAGGAGTTTTAATGGTTGCTCAAAGTAGAACGCTCAAGTTATCCATACTTGCTGACGTTGACCAACTTAAAAAATCACTTAACACAGCCAATTCTGACGTTGAAGGATCGAGCAATAAACTTGGAGAATTCGGCAAAAAAGCTGGATTGGCTTTTGCCGCTGCTACAGCTGCCGCTGGTGCTTATGCAGTAAAGCTCGCTGTTGACGGTGTTAAAGCCGCAATTGAGGACGAAGCTGCGCAGATAAGACTTGCAACAGCTTTAAAAAATGCCACTGGGGCAACAGATGAAATGATTGCCTCTGTTGAAAAACAGATACTTAAAACTTCACTCGCAACAGGCGTGGCGGACGACAAATTGCGTCCAGCTTTGCAACGCTTGTCTTTGTCAACAGGCGACGTCACAAAGGCTCAGGATCTCTTAAATTTATCTTTAGACATTAGCCAGGCAACAGGCAAAAGCCTTGACACGGTTGCAAATACTCTAGGCAAAGCTTATGACGGCAATACAGCTTCACTTGCCAAATTGGGAATTGGTTTATCCTCTGCCGAATTGAAGTCAATGTCATTTACAGACGTTCAGACTAAATTGTCAGATTTATTTGGCGGTGCGGCAGCTGCCAACTCTAAGACATTTGCTGGCCGCATTGAGATTCTTAAAGTTACATTTGACGAGGCAAAAGAGTCAATCGGTGCGCGCTTACTTCCAATAATTCAAAGTTTGGTGGAATTTGTAGTCAATAAAGTTATTCCAGCACTAGGCAAATTTGCAGATTTCTTCAAACCAATTACAGATGCAATTAAAGATAACAAAAAAGAATTTGAAATCTTTATTGGTTTTATACAAAAATACGTTGTGCCTGTACTTGTCACAGTATTAGGCGGTGCGTTTAAGGTTGTGGGAGAAATTGCCGGTGGAGTCATCAACGTAATTGGGGCGGTCATTGGTGGCCTTAATGGTTTAATCAGTGGCGCAGTTGCCGGTATAAATGCTTTGATTAGCGTTTACAATTCAGTGCCTTTTTTGCCTAACGTTTCAAAAATTACAGCGCCAAGCATTAACATTCCAACGGTTTCAGTGCCGAGTTTAACAGCAACGTCACAAGTGCCAACTATTACCGTGCCAACCGTATCTGGCGGATCAGGTTCAACATCAAGCGGTAGTGGCGGTATAGCGGCAGCTGCAAAAGGTGCTGCTAGTGCTTCAAGTGGATCAGCATTCATGTCAAGCATTACAAACGGTTATGACGTGACGCCTCGATCTGGCGCGTTCAATCCTGTCGGAATAAACTTGACAGTCAATGGAGCACTTGACTCAGAAGGCACCGCAAGAACTATTGTCAACATGCTAAATGATTCGTTCTACAGAGGCACAGGCGGTGCAAACGCTTTACAAGGTTATGCGTTATGACGCAATGGGCGCCAATCTGGCGAGTTAAAATTGCAGGCGTGGACGTCACAGACTCGGTCTTGGCTAGTCTCAACATCACTTCTGGGCGCAGAAATATTTATGAACAGGCTCAAGCCGGATATTGCTCACTCACGCTCATTGTCTTTAATCAAGCTGCTATTGGCTACAAAATCAATGACACTCTTTCGGTTGAGGTTCAGGATACAGCGGCAGTCTATAAACCTATCTTTGGCGGCTCCATTGTAGATATAGCTGTGAGCGTCTCAGAGGTCGGCTCAACGGCGTACACGCAAGAGGTGACAATTACTGCCTTGGGCGCTCTGGCAAGGCTGCAAAAGGCTCTTACAAACGGCGTCTTGACACAGGATTTTGACGGCGACCAAATCTATACAATTTTGTCACAGGTGTTATTTGCACAATGGCAACAAGTACCAGCTGCGCTAACGTGGGCGACTTATGATCCAACCGAGACTTGGGCAAATGCAGGAAACACAGGATTGGGCGAGATTGACAGGCCGGGCAATTATGAACTGGCACAACGGGCTTCGTCACGAATTGTTATTTATGAGCTTGTTTCAGCTTTGGCAACTTCTGGCCTTGGCTATATTTATGAGGACGCCAACGGTCAAATTGGCTATGCGGACTCAACACACAGAACAACTTATCTGGCTGCCAATGGTTATACGGATCTCACAGCCAATCACGCGCTAGGGCGCGGCATAACGATAAAAACCAGAGCTGGTGACGTGCGCAATGACGTAACAATTAAATACGGCATTGACAGCGGCAGCCAAGTCAGCGACAGAGATGAAGCTTCAATTGGCCTGTATGGAGAATTAGCACAAATCATCAGCACAACGATCAAACATCAGGCAGACGCGGAGGATCAAGCCGCGTTTTATTTGGCACTCAGAGCCTATCCGCAACCTAACTTTGACCAAATTACCTACGCGCTGACAAATCCAGAGTTAGACAACGGAGATCGTGACAGCCTCATCAATGTGTTTATGGGGCAGCCAATAGCATTAAACAATTTGCCGGTAAATATGTCGGCCGGTACTTTCCAAGGCTTTGTCGAGGGCTTTACATTTCGCGCCAGCTATAATGAATTGTCAGTCACCTTGCTTATGTCGCCAGCCGGCTATTCATTGCAAGCTATGCGCTGGAATGACGTGCCAATCACCGAAACATGGGCAAGCGTGTCTCCAACCTTGACGTGGGAATATGCAACAATTGTGTCATAACCTGAAAGGAACATAAATGGCTAATCCAACAACTTATTTCGGCTGGGTCATGCCGACCGCAACCGATTTAGTCACCGACTTACCAGCAGACTTTAACGTCTTTGGGCAAGGCGTTGACACATCAATGCAAGATCTACTTGGCGGCACTACCGGGCAAGTTTTATCCAAGGCTTCAAACACAAACATGGACTTTGCGTGGATTGAACAAGATGACACAACTTTGTCATTCAACGCACAAACAGGTACAACGTACACGCTTGTGGCTTCTGACAGCGCAAAGCTTGTTACGACTTCAAACGCGTCAGCTGTTACGGTAACAATTCCGCCGTCAGTGTTTACAGCAGGAAATCAAATTAACGTTCAATCAATCGGCGTTGGATTGACTTCATTTGTAGCTGGTGCTGGTGTAACTATTACATCAACCGGAGCAACCGCAGCTGCGCCAATTCTTAGAGCGCGTTATTCAGCCTGCACTATTATCTGCACTGCAAGCAACACATTTACTGTTTTGGGCGATCTGAGCTAATGTCTCCAATTTTAGGAATTACAGCTTCGCAAAATCGGCCACGTGGTTTTGCAGTTGATTTTTTAGTATTAGCTGGCGGCGGTGGTGGTGGTTGTAACCTTGGCGGTGGTGGCGGTGGTGGCGGATATAGAACTTCTGCTGGAACTTCTGGCGGTGGCGCGTCTGCTGAATCAAGTTTATTTTTAAGTCTTGGAAATTCTTACACTGTCACAGTAGGTGCTGGTGGCGCTGGTGTAGCTGGTGGTGGCTCTCAAGTTGGTGGGCGCGGCAGCAATGGCAGTAATTCTGTATTCTCATCAATTACATCTACTGCTGGCGGCGGTGGTGGTGGTTCACTTTCAGGAACATCAACTTCCGTAAACGGCGCAAGTGGTGGTTCAGGCGGTGGCGGTGGCGTATTCTATGGCGCTGATCCGATTGGAACTGGCGGCGCTGGAACTACAAATCAAGGTTATGCCGGTGGAGCTGGATTCTATGGTGGTTCATTTCCTTCCGGTGGTGGTGGTGGTGCTGGTGCAGTAGGCGCGGCTGCTACGTCAACAAACGGTGGCAATGGCGGCGCTGGTGTAGCCTCATCAATTACTGGAACTTCCGTAACACGCGGTGGCGG